TACATAAACCAGATCCATCAGAAAAGACCATTTGATCTCTTCCGGTATTGTAAAACTCTAATCCATTATCTACATCAACCTCATTCCCATTACTATCAAATCCTCTTTTTTGAAAAAGTTTTTGACCTTGGAAACTTCCATCATGACCACCATAACCACTTGGATGTTGGCCTATGTTACAGCCAACTTCTCGTTGATTAGCAGGATCAGCTAGATCAATAAGATCCCCATCCTCTACAAGCACTTTGACGACTTCCTGTGTAAACCAGTTTACCACAGCTGTACCTTGATAACCAGACAGACCACCTGTAAAAGTTACTAAGGGAATATCAAAGTAGTTATTACCAGAGTTGGTGATATCAAGCCTTTTGAGATAACCACGTTCATCTAAAACAGCTTCTGCTGTAGCACTAGAACCACTACCACTAATAGTTACAGTAGGTGCAGTTTCATAACCCGCACCTCCATCACTCACACCAGCAGCAGTAATCTCATTACTTACACTTACAGTAGCTGTTGCTTGTCTAGCGTTACCTTCAATTTCAATTACACCAGATTTAATCTCCTCACTAAGTAAGGATGAATAATCATCAGACCTTGGATTACTAAACTTCCTAAAATCACTAGCAAACACTGTGTTAAGTGTAGGTAGTTGACCAGCAGTTTTTTTAGATAAATCAGACGCAGCTACCTGTAAAGCAGTTTCAGCATCATTTAGTGCATGCTTTGCGGTTGCAACATCACCGAAAGTTGTAACAAGGTTTGGGATACTGCAACTACCTGGTTGTCCAGAGTTGCTTCCCATATCAACAACGCGCCTAATACCATCGCTTAAATTCCAAATACGGAATAGGTGATCAGTTGTATCATATTGTCCAATATATTTTTCAGTACCATCTCGTAAGATAGGAAACCACTTGCCACGAGCTTGTGCATTGTCAAGTTTGGCGACAAACTTACCGCCAGGTCTTTTTAGCATTCCCAAAGCAAAGTCTGGAAAGACATTTTGTGCATCTTTGACTTGGCCAGGACGTTTCCTATTATCTGGCTGCTGTGAGATGCCAAGCAGTAAATTAGGAATCGATTGGGAAATAGTGCTCATTGCCTAGATAGTGCTCGATAAGGTTGATATCCGGTGTAATAATCTTGACCATCTCTAGTGCCAAAGATTGTATAATCACCTTGATTACATTCATATTCTGTTAATGTTCCCCGTGCCATTTCTTCAGTTTGACTGAGGAGTTGATAGAGTTGAGGATCACCAACCATTTTGGTAGCGCACATACGTGCTGCTCGTGCAGTAATGTAAGACTGTACGGCAGGTGGTAGGAATTGAAAGTCAAAGTACCACAGTACATCGACTTTAGGGTTTTCAGTAAAAACGTAAGTTTTATTTAACCTATCATAAAGTTTACCATTACGCATAACAAGATCATAGTCGCTTCTATGTTCTTGAATGTTTGCGTCAATAGCTAAGAGGTTAGCAGGTAGATCAATCTCGTTGGTAGCTAGATCACGTACCATCGGATACTCACGTTCTGTGTTAAATGTCCATCCTTCAAGCTGGACTTGTTTACTTACTTCACGTAAAGTATTTACCGTGATAAACACTTCAGGGTTTTGCAGGTCCAGCGTGGTGACAGGAGCCTGTCCCACACTGCTAAGTATTTGATTTACAGCATCCAGTTCGGTGGACGCAGCATATGTAGGAAAGGCCATATCGTATAGATAAAAAAAAAGGGACTCCGAAGAGTCCCCGTGTTTAAAAAATCAGAATGCAGAACCAGGAGAGTTCGTGGTGTGCAGCTCAACGGCTGCAGCGGGATTCAGGTAGTCAGCACCCATGGCCAGACGGCCAAGGATAACATCACCCTGATAGATCACGCTCACGTCTCCAGAAGTGGTTTGCACTTGAGGTGCGATTGCTTCGACAACACCTGCAGCTTCCTTCTGGAAGATCAGACCGCAGGAGGTAGTGGCAACTTCAGCAGCAGTACCGTAGTCGTTGTTAACGCCACCGGTAGCATCGGAAGCATCTTCGATAGCAGCTTCAACGTAGTCGCCAGTGTTACCAACAGTCTTACCAGCACTGGTGTAGTTCACACCGTACTTGCCATGGAACGGAATGTTCATGGACTTGTAGATTTGAATACCAGCAATCTCAACGATGCCGTTACCACGCTGACGGGAATCACCCTGTGCATCGCGGTTAACCAGACCAGAATCACCGACCTTTTGGATCAGGGAGTAGTACTGGCGAGGGGAAAGTACACCCACACGTCCATCTTGACTCACTCCTTTTTCGTCGAGAGCGGCAGCAGCATCAAAGAATGCGGCAACCAGCTTGTCTGCATCATAAGCATCAGCAGCAGCGCCGGCACCAGAACCAACTTGGATCTGAGTACCACCAGGCTCTTCCTGGTTGTTAGCAGTCACGCCTTGGACAATGCCAGCCTTACGTGCACCACGCAGGATCGAACGGAAGATGTAACGGTCATACTTCTCAGCGAGAGCATAACCGATCTTACGAGAGATCTCAGACCTCAAGTCGTAATGTGAGAGTACCTCGTCTAATTCATAGACAAAAGCGGAGCTGATCAGAAGGTCATCACAAGTGATGGTCTTCTCAGCCACCGGGGGAGCCTTCTGGTCGTTACCCAGAATGCTGTTGCCAGGAGTATGGAACTCACTTTGGGTGCGGCCCGTGAAGATGAACTGCAAAGATTTGCCGTTCTTCAGGGTGCGACGCATAACCAGGTCACGAGCGATCGTGTTGTTCTGGAAGCCCTTGAACATCTCACCGCTAAATAGCTTAAGATAAAGTTCGCGGGGATCGGCGCCACCATTAAGGGCGCCAGGCCGTACAAGACTGGCCTGCATATCACTAGATTGTTGTGCCATTATTAGAGAATAAAAATGTGGTTTACTCTCTGAACGTTCAGAATTTTTTGTTCAAAATTGTTGTGGTCTATCCCACCGTCTAGACGGCAAAGGGTATCCGCGTACGGGCCGATGCCAATGAAGGAGAGGTCCGACTCTGAGGTGCCTCTCCAACTATTTAATTATCAGCTATGCTTATACTGCTCACCCTTTTTATCGGTTTTTTGGGGAGCAAGGTTTACAGGCTTAGCTTTTGCGCCTTCTTTAGCTTGTTGTGCCATTTTTATTTAGCAGAATGTTTGAGATAGGTAACGCCGCGATACTTCAACTTGGCTTCCTTGACGGCAGCCTGTTGCTCTTTGACGCGAGCTTGCAGTTCAACATTAGGCATGATGATCTCCATGAAGTATCACACCCCCGTTCCATGGTGTGAGTGTTATGCGTCCTGTTGGAACGTTTCTTCTAGAACACACTTGAACAAGAGTCCTTTGAGATAAACCAAAGCCTCCTGTTCCCAGGGTTCACCGCCAGCCCAATGTTGATGGTGAAAGTCAACTGACTTGTATATCAACTTCAAGGCATCGGGTGTTAGTTCTATTTGATAAACATGTTCCATAAGGATGAACGTACGTTACTTAGAATTTGTACTTAACGCCGGTCTTAGCACCAACGCCAAGACCTTCGATCTCCAAGCCTTCAGACGTGATGGCAGAGACTTCACCGTAAACGGAGAGCTTCTTAGTCACATCGACACCAAGACCGACTTTGCCAGAAGCAGCGCCGACTTGCTCAGCGTCATCCGGGAAGGAGATGGCTGGACCGCCTTGGATATACCAGCTAGCGCTGTCACCCAGAGCGTTCTCGTAGCCCACGTGAGTCTCCAGCAGAGCACCTTGGTAGTCCTCACCGGACCAACCTTGGTTAGCTTCTACGTTCAAGTAGGCACCAGCCAAAGCAGGTGCAGCAAAAGAAGACACCGCGAGGGTGGAAAGAGCAATGTTTTTGATCATTAAAGTTAAGTGTTTGTATTAGCCGATTGCAGGTGCAGTCAGTGCGACAGGTGCGCTTTCAGCTGCAGCCAGATCGAGTGGGAAATTGTGAGCATTACGCTCGTGCATGACTTCCATACCGAGACCAGCACGGTTCAGGATGTCAGCCCAGGTGTTGATGACTCTGCCATCAGCAGCCTGGATAGATTGGTTAAAGTTAAAGCCGTTCAGATTAAACGCCATAGTTGATACGCCAAGAGCAGTAAACCAAATACCCACAACAGGCCAAGCAGCCAAGAAGAAATGAAGGCTGCGAGAATTATTAAAGCTAGCGTATTGGAAGATAAGGCGCCCGAAGTATCCGTGAGCAGCGACGATGTTATAAGTCTCTTCTTCTTGACCAAACTTGTAACCATAGTTTTGAGATTCAGACTCAGTTGTTTCACGAACTAGCGAACTGGTGACAAGAGAACCGTGCATAGCAGAGAACAAAGAACCACCAAAGACAC